GAAGGGCGACTTCGCCGCAGCTATCGTGGCCATCGCCGATGCGGGCTACACCGACGGCGGGGCCATCAACCCCGTGCGTAACTTCAGACTTCCCGGCTCGCTGAACCTCAAGCCTGGGCGTGACCGCTTTGCGTCCCGCTTGGTCGAGTTCTACCCTGATCGTGAATTTTCCCTTAGAACTATCTGCGACGCCCTGGGCGTGACCCCCAACCCCGCCGACACCGCGACCGTGCGCCCGATCCGGCTTACCGACGACGGTGGCGACGACGTGCTGGCGTGGGCCGCGTCCCGTGGCGATCTGCTGGAGCGTGGCAACGCCGCCGGTTGGTGGGGCGTGATGTGCCCCAACAGTGGCGAGCATTCCGACGGCAACCCGATGGGCAGATATAACCCACTCAACCGGGCGTATTGCTGCCTGCACGAGCATTGCTCCGAGTGGGACAGCGAGGCGTACCTCGATTGGGTCGAGCAGCAGGGTGGCCCATCGCGCGCGCATGGCCTGCGTGACGAACTGCTGGCCGCCGTCATGGACGGCGCGCTGTCCAAACTGGCCCCGACGCCGGAGTTCCCCGACGCCGCCGCCGAGGTCATCGCCGCCGTGGAGCAGCGCGAGTTGGGCCGGATTGAGAAGTCGCAGTGGTACGAGCGCTTCGCGTACATCCAAGACGACGACGCCTACTTCGACATGACCGACCGCCGCGAACTGTCCCGTGGCACATTCAACGCCCTGTTCCGCCACATCCGCTGCGTGTCCACCCGCGACCAGGGCGGCAAGCGTATGGTCGAGGCGTCCGTCTCGTTCGACGAGAACCGACAGGCCAAGGGCGCCAAAGCGTTGGTTGGCATCACCTTTGCCGCTGGCGGCTCGGTGCTGGTGGCCCGTGAGGGCTTGGTCTACGGTAACCGCTGGCGTGACGCCCGCCCCGAACCCGTGCCGGGTGATGTGTCCCCGTGGATGCGCCACCTTGAGCGCATGGTGCCTATTGCGTTCGAGCGTGAGCATCTGCTTAACGCCCTTGCCCATAAGGTGCAGTTCCCCGGCCACAAAATCAACCATGCCATCCTGATGGGCGGCGCGCCCGGTAGCGGTAAAGATACCCTCTTCGCCCCGTTCTTCTGGTCGATAGGCGGCAAGGGTAAGGCCAATTGCTCCCTCGTGAAATCCGAAGACCTTAGCAGTCAGTGGGGCTACGCCCTTGAGTGTGAAGTGATGGAGATTGCCGAACTGCGCCAGACTGAGGCCCGTGACCGCCGCGCACTGGAGAATGTCCTCAAGCCCATCATCGCCGCCCCGCCCGAACTGCTCCCCGTGAACCGCAAGGGGCTGCACCCGTACATGGCCCTTAACCGCGTCTTCGTAGTGGCGTTCTCCAACGAGCGCGCGGCTATCAATCCCCAGCGAGGATCGCCGCTGGTTTTGCCTGTGGGCAGAGGCCGATCGCCTGCCGGAGGCGGAGGCCGTGTCCCTGTGGAACTGGTACGAGCACCGGGGCGGCTTTGCGGCCGTGGCCGCATATCTGAGCTCGCGTGACGTGTCCGCCTGGAACCCGTCCGCCCCGCCGCCTATGACTGAGGCGAAGGCCATCATGGTCGAGCACGGTATGAGCGGCGCAGAGTCGTTCCTCGTGAACATGATACGCGGGCGTTCGCGGGCCTTTAGTGGTGGCGTAGTAGGCGCGCCGTTTTTTCAAGTGTGCGACGAACTGCAACATTTTGCGCCGCCTGGGGTCAAGGTCGTACCGGCTGCGCTCATGCACGCCTTGAAGGAAGCCGGTTGGGTGGATATGGGCCGCCTTGCGTCCCGTGAGTATCAGACGAAAAAGCATATTTTCTGCGCGCCTGAGATGGCGGACAGAATGACCCGTTCAGACCTACGGCGCGCCATAGAAAAAGCCCCCGAAGGGGCTGGATCATAGGTTTAAGAGAACCGCTAAGAGTGCCGCCACAAGGGCGGCAAGCAGGGCTACGATATGACCTCCCATATCCCGTAGCCCTTGGGCATACGCAAAAAGCCGTTCTGTTTACGAAAACGGGCAACAGCATCTTTTTTGTCTATGCCATAGGTTTTTGCGGGCCAACTACCCCATGCAGGGATGTGAACGTAATAATTTTTCATGGCTTCATATTCCAAAAATAGATGATGAAGGGCGTAGCCAATACGGTCGCCACTGCAAGGGCTTCAAGGGTGCGGCGAATCATGGCAACATCCCCCGCACAGTGCCCAGTGCGTCGAGGTATTCGTCCGACTCTAGGCCATAGGTCTCCACTGTGTGGATTAGGATGCCCACAGCATCCTCCAGCCCTTCCAGACGCGCAATTAGCATCTGCGTAGTTCTGTCGCCTGTGACATAGGCGGCGCGTTCGGATTCTCCGTGGGGCATATATGGGCGCAAGGCTGCGGCAATAGTTGGGTGCATGAGATTACTCCAGTTTAGATTATGGCTAGGATTAGCCCGCAAGCCCTGGCACGCAGGGCTTGCAGATAGTCCTAGAATTCTGAATAGTAGACCACCGCGCCCGCGTCAGTAACACCAACAACAAGGCTATTTTTGCCTAGGTACTCCAGCACGGCATCCAATGTTTCGTCAAAGCCCAACCCATCTACGTCAATATCATACTGATCGGCGATGTACTCAGGCTCTTCCTCAGAGTAGCCGCAACAGATAGCGATTACATCCAGTTCGATATCCGGCGCGGTGTCTTCGAAATGGTCGAAGAGCATGCCTAACGCGTCATATGAGAATTGTTCGGAACGGCCCATTGCTTTGAAGGCATCGCGGAAAGAGGATACGTTGATTGTTTGATGCATGGTGTTTACTCCAGTTTAGTTAAGTAAGGCGCGGCATAGCGCATCGGCTTCGGCTTTGTCTATAGCTGTCTCAAAAGCATCAACATACGCGGCATATTGGGGATGCTCCGGCGGCATACAGATGCCGCCCGCCTTGCGGGTTGACTGGATGATTAGCCCCGCGCGGGGGTGTTGATACGCGGAATAGTTGCCGGAGGTTTGATAGCTTTTCATGCTGTCACCTCTTTGGTGTTTGCCAGTGTCTCTAATTGTTTTTGCATATCCGCAAGGCGCATAGAGAAAAAGTAGTCACTGCCATTCCTTTGGTTGCGGGCAATCCAATTGCCAAAACTGCTATTGCTTTTGCGGATGTGCCACACCTTACCGCCGCCGTAGCCTACATATTCGCCCTTGCGGAATGCGCTCTTTTCAATATTGTGTAGTGTCATTGTGTACTCCAGGTTACTGTATGGCGATGTTGCCATGATGCTATTGTAAGGCATTCTCTTACAATTATTCATTCTTTAGTTGCGATTTTACAACCTATTGTTGGAAAATCGTTAAGGTTGGCGCGCTGTTGGTGGCGGTGTTGGCAGCGCGAAAATGCGGGTTCCTATTGTGGGGCGTTCTGCTATTGGCTATTTTGTCATTTGGTTAGAACTTGGAAAAAAGTATATATATTATGTGAAGTAATGGGTGTAGGGTAAACCCGTACGTTTATTCTGGCAGCGACTGAAAGTAGGCGGAAACATGACCCACATGACCTACAAACCCACATGGCCAAAAGCCCCCCGCAAAAAAGCCCCGCGCATATGTTGGCATTGTTGGCAACATAAAACTAACAGCCAATAATGCCAACAATCCTACGGCTCGCGGCTTGATGCTGTTGGCAGTGCCAACAATGCCAACATGGTTTGTTTGCTGCACGAACTAACTATAGTTAGTTTGCTGCACGAACTAAAAGGTGGTAGCTGGTGGCTGGCGCCAAATGGCCGGAGGGGTGGGGGGGGAGGGCCCTGGCCAGAGGGCCAGCGGTAACGAAGGCTTCACGAACAAATTTTTTCGGAAAAATATTTTTTTTGTTACACTGATTAGCACACGCCCCCGGCGCAGGAGAACCAATGTTCCAGTCACTGCCACTGACCATACGCAAAGTCGAAGCAACTGAGTCGCGCTTGCAGTCAATCTACGACGCTGCCAAGTTAGGACTCAAAGGCGACACGCTTGCCTTGGCGTCAGGGATGCGACCCGATGAGTACCGCCAACTATGCCAACTTGACCCACTGGCCGAGATGGCCGCGATCAAAGGCAAAGCCGACGGCGAACGCGAAATGGCCGTCATCTTGCACAACGCTGCGCGCGAAGGCGACGCCAAGGCGGCGCTGGAAATCCTCAAGCATCAGCACGGCTGGGTGGCCAAGCAATCCATCTCGGTTGACATCGACCAACGCATATCCATCACGCAAGCGCTGCATGAAGCAGAGTTGCGTGTCATAGAGGTCATTGATGCAGTCGACCAAATACAGCGCTGAAGACGAACAGGAATTGATGGCGCGTCTGTGGACGCCGCGCATTAAGGACGACCCCTTCAATTTCGTCATGCTCACGTTTCCGTGGGGTGTCAAAGGCACGCCGTTGGAAAACTTCAAGGGGCCGCGCAAGTGGCAGCGCGATGTGCTGCAAGACATCGCCGCACACATCCAGGCAAACAAGGGGCAAGTTGACTACGCGGTGTTGCAAGAGGCCATCTCATCCGGGCGCGGTATTGGCAAGTCGGCGCTGGTCAGTTGGATTACGATCTGGATGTTGTCAACGCGAATCGGCTCGACGACCATCATCTCTGCTAACTCAGAATCTCAACTCCGGTCAATCACCTGGGCCGAGATCACCAAGTGGCTGGCGATGGCGCTGAACAGTCACTGGTTTGAAGTGAGCGCCACTCGGCTGATGCCCGCCAAGTGGCTGACCGAACTGGTCGAGCGTGACTTGAAGAAGGGCACGCGCTACTGGGGCGTGGAAGGCAGACTGTGGTCAGCGGAGAATCCCGACGCCTACGCGGGTGTGCATAACTTCGACGGGGTGTTGGTAGTGTTCGACGAAGCCAGCGGTATTGATGACAGCATCTGGGCGGTGACCAGCGGGTTCTTCACGGAGAACACGCCCAACCGTTTCTGGCTGGCGTTCAGCAACCCGCGCCGCAACACGGGGTACTTCTACGAAGCGTTCAACAGCAAGAGGGATTTTTGGAAAACCAAGGTGGTCGACGCGCGCACGGTCGAGGGTACGGACAAGCAGGTGTACGAGCGGATCATCCAGGAGTACGGGCCGGAGTCGGCACAGGCGCACGTCGAGGTGTACGGTATGTTTCCCAACGCGGGGGATGATCAGTTCATACCAGCAGACGTGGTGGACGCCGCAATGAAGCGTGAAAGATACAAAGACGCCAGCGCGCCAATCATCATCGGCGTTGACCCGGCGCGGTTCGGCGCGGACGCTACGGTCATCGCCGTGCGGCAGGGGCGGGATATTGTCAACATATCGCGGTATCGGGGCGACGACACGATGACGGTGGTTGGGCACGTCATTGAGGCCATTGAGGAATACAAGCCAACGCTCACCGTCATAGACGAAGGTGGCCTGGGCGCGGGGATTGTCGACCGGCTCAAGGAGCAGCGGTACAAAATCAAGGGGGTCAACTTTGGCAACAAGGCTAAGAACCCCGTCATGTACGGCAATATGCGGGCGCAGATGTGGGGTGAGATGAGGGAGTGGTTGAAATCTGCTAGTATCCCGCACGACAGGTTCTTGAAGACGGACTTGATTTCGCCTATGATGAAGCCTGATTCACGTGGAACAATCTTCTTGGAAAGCAAGAAAGAAATGAAATCTCGCGGACTTGCATCGCCCGACGCAGCGGACGCTATATGCGTGACGTTTGCGTTTCCCGTGGCACACCGCGAATATACTGAACCCGCCCGCCGGATAAACTCGCAGGGCAACAGCGTATCAACTTCATGGATGGGATCATGAAAAAAGTATCTCTTAGTGTCGGGCGTGGCGAGAAGCTGCCAACATCCAAAGGTGCTGGCCTGACGGCCAAGGGCCGCGAGAAGTACAACGCGGCAACTGGCTCCAACCTCAAAGCGCCAGCCCCCAGCCCCAAGACCAAAGCAGACCAAGGCCGCAAGGATTCATTTTGTGCAAGAATGGGCGCTGTAGCGGCCAACGCCAAAGACGGCGAACGCGCTAAAGCTGCTCTCAAACGATGGAAGTGTTAAATCATGGCTACTAAACCTGGACTATACGCAAACATTAACGCCAAGCAAGCCCGCATCAAAGCTGGCTCTGGCGAAAAAATGAACAAAGTCGGCAGCAAAGCAGCGCCGACCAAGCAAGACTTTATAAAGTCTGCCAAGACGGCGAAGAAAAAATAATGGCACTTGTCAAATCCAAAACACCCGAGGCTTTCCGTAAGAACGTGAAGGCCGAAGTTGCCGCCGGTAAGCCGGTGAAACAGGCAGTAGCCATTGCATACGCAGTTAAACGTGCAGCCCCGAAAGGAAAGAAATGAAAACTCTTGAACCCATCAGCAAACTTAACAGCCGCGAACCTAAAATGTCCGGCGCTGGTATGCCCGACCGCAACAAAGAAACTTACTCCAAGACGCCCGGTATGGGATGCCACGGTAGCATCCCCGCAGGCAACAACGTCAAGGCTACAGTCAACAAGGTTTTGAGCAAAATCAAATAATGGCTGATTACACCGGCATAGCCGCCGCTGGTGCGGTATCCAACGGCGGCGGGCAAAAGGACACCACGGCCAATATTTTGGCGACTGCCCGCAGCCGCCTGGATATGGCCATCGGGGCGTTGTCTGAGTCCCGCGAGGATGAGATTGACGACCTGAAGTTCTACGCCGGTAGCCCAGACAACCACTGGCAGTGGCCTGCCGATGTGCTGGCAACTCGCGGCGCGGTGCAGGGCCAGACAATTAACGCCCGCCCGTGCCTGACCATCAACAAACTGCCGCAGCACGTCCGGCAAGTTACCAATGACCAACGCCAAAACCGCCCAAGTGGCAAGGTTATTCCTGCCGACGACAAGGCCGACGTTGCAGTCGCCGAAATCTTCAACGGCATGGTCAGGCACATTGAGTACATCTCCGACGCCGATGTCGCTTACGACACCGCCTGCGAAAACCAAGTCAGCTACGGAGAAGGCTACATCCGCGTCCTGACCGAGTATTGCGACGACAACACCTTTGACCAAGACATCAAGATCGGGCGCATCCGCAACAGTTTCAGCGTCTACATGGATCCGACGATTCAAGACCCGTGCGGGTCTGATGCCAAGTGGTGTTTCATCACCGAGGACATCTCAAAAGCCGATTATGAGCGTATGTACCCTGATTCGGCGCCTATCACGACCTTGCAGTCGCTGGGCGTCGGTGACCAGAATCTATCTCAATGGCTCAACGAAGACACGATCCGCATTGCGGACTACTACTACTGTGATTACGACCGCGCCACGTTGAATTTGTACCCTGGCAACATCACGGCGTTTGCCGGTACACCCGAAGACAAGATGCTAAAAAGCCAGTTTGGCAAGCCGCTGAAGTCACGCGAGTCTGACCGGCGCAGAATCAAGTATTGCAAGATGAACGGGTACGAAATGCTGGAAGAGCGCGAGTGGGCGGGCAAGTACATCCCCGTTGTTCGCATCGTAGGCAACGAATTTGAGGTTGATGGGCGCTTGTATGTGTCGGGAATCGTCCGAAATGCTAAAGACGCACAACGGATGTACAACTATTGGGTGTCCCAAGAGGCAGAAATGCTGGCTTTGGCTCCAAAAGCGCCATTTATTGGCTACGGCGGTCAGTTTGAGGGCTACGAGAACCAGTGGAAGACCGCAAACACAACCAATTGGCCGTATTTAGAGGTCAACCCTGACGTTACAGACGGTTCTGGCAGCATTCTGCCCCTACCACAGCGTGCCCAGCCGCCGATGGCCTCCAGCGGGCTGCTGCAAGCCAAGGCTGGCGCATCTGAGGACATCAAAGCGTCAACTGGTCAATATAACGCTTCTTTGGGCATGACATCCAACGAACGCTCAGGAAGAGCGATTCTTGCGCGTCAGCGCGAGGGCGATGTAGGTACTTACCACTACGGCGACAATTTGGCGCGTGGCGTGCGGCACATCACCCGGCAGTTGGTTGACCTGATCCCCAAGATTTACGACACCCAGCGGGTGGCGCGGATCATTGGTGAAGACGGTGAGACCGATATGGTCAAGATTGACCCGATGCAGGCCGAGCCGGTCAAGAAGATTGTCAACCAAGAAGGCATTGTGATTGACAAGATTTACAACCCGTCGGTCGGCAAGTACGATGTGGTGGTCATCACCGGCCCAGGCTACGCCACCAAGCGCCAAGAGGCGCTGGAAGCGATGGCGCAGTTGCTGCAAGGCAACCCGCAACTGTGGCAAGTGGCCGGTGACCTGTTTGTGAAGAACATGGACTGGCCTGGCGCTCAAGAAATGGCGAAACGCTTTGCCAAGACCATTGATCCTAAGCTCATGCAGGACGGCGACAAGCCGCCTGAGTTGCAGCAGGCCGAGCAGCAGATCCAGGCTATGGGCCAAGAGATGGAGCAGATGTTCCAGATGATCCAAAACGTCGGCAAGTCAATTGAAATGCAAGACCAACACCGCAAGGACTTTGAGGCCGAGGTCAAGCTGTACGAAGCCGAAACCAAGCGGATTGCTGCGGTGCAAGCGGGAATGACCGAGCAACAGATCCAAGATATTGCTATGGGTGTGGTTGCGGCGGCTATGGAATCACAAAACATAATTCCGCAGATGCGTGAGGAATCCATGTCTATGGAGATGACGCCAATGGAGATGCAACAATGAAACCCGCTGATTTTTTAGGCTTGCTGTTCCTAGCTCGTGATGTGACGCACAGCGTCCATCTGAACACGCGCAGCTTTAGCAAGCACACGGCGCTCAATATTTTCTATGACCGTATCGTCGGCGCGGCTGATGATTTTGCCGAAGCCTACCAAGGCCGTCACGGTCTGATCGGCCCAATTACCTTGCATTCAGCAAAAAAAACCAGCAACGTCATTGAGTTTTTAGAGGACTCGTTGGCTGAAATTGAAGCTGCTCGGTACGAGGTGTGTGATAAAACTGACTCTTCGCTTCAGCAGTTGATTGACAACATCATCGAAATTTATCTGCGAACCCTGTATAAACTACGCTTTTTGGCATAAGGAAACATCATGGAACTTCTCAACCCGTTGGCTGACACCAATTTTCCTGCCAAATCTGTAGCCTACACAGGCACGGCGGGCAGCACTGGCTCTTGGCCTGCTGGCGCTCAAGGCGTGGTGGTCTGGTCTGACCAGGCTTGCTATGTGCTGGTTGGTGAGGCCGTTACGGCCACCACCTCCAGCACTCCTGTGCCTCCGTTTACGCCAATCCCGTTCAAAGTGCCCACCAGTGTCAGCGGCCAATGGCGCGTCAGCGCAATCCAGGTGTCTACGGGCGGCACAATTTACTGCAAACCAATCAACATCCAATGAGCTTCTTTGGGATCCCTATTCGCAATGGTGTTGCCATTGGCCTTGGGAGCGTGATTTCGCTCCTGTCTGGTTACGCCGATGCAACCGTGCAGGGCAACCTATTAACCGAGATTGGCGACAACCTTGTGCAAGAGGATGGCGGGCTAATAATTTTGGAGTTTTGATATGGCCGTTAATCTTTCTCCTGCGGGCGGCGTTGCAGCCCAGTTCTTTGACAACAACGGCAGTCCGTTAACTGGCGGCAAGATCTACACTTATGCAGCAGGCACCACTACGCCTGAAACTACATATACAACCAGCGCAGGAAATGTAGCCCGCACTAATCCTATTGTGCTGGACGCATCAGGCCGCGTACCAAGCGGCGGCGAAATTTGGCTAACCCAAAATGTCATATACAAATTTGTATTAAAAGATTTTAACGAAGTTTTAATTGCAACTTACGATAATATTAGTGGCATTAGTAGCTTAACATTGCCCATAGATTCTAGCGATATAACCTACGATCCTCCGTTCGCGGGGGCTGTGGCGACCAATGTTGAAGCCAAGCTGGCGCAGACTGTCAGCGTCATAGACTTTGGCGCTGTTGGTGATGGTGTTGCAGACGATACTGTTGCTATTCAAACTGCGTTAAATCATATTCGCACATCAACGACAGAAAAATCTTTGTACATTCCAACCGGGGTATACAAATTAACAGACACACTAAATGCGCGAAATATTACCGCTTCTAGCGGTGGTAACTACATGATTTACGGCGATGGCATAAGTTCTG